CCCAGCTAACGAATCTCATTAGCTTTAAATTAGCCCTGTCTCACAGCTTGTCATCATTCCCATTCACACATATACAGATTATTTCAAAGATCCGATATTGGTCCAATAAGGATCCATTTAAAGGTTAATTTCTATAGATAAAATATAATGTTTTGTTTGCGATGTGGGTATACACAATCAAAGCCATCGCGGGTAAAACGACATTTTACAAGGACTAAACGACCATGTCGTGTCAAGTATTTGAATATTTCATATGATCAAATGTTAGAAGATTTTGATTCATGTCTTCAACTATTTATACAAAATATACAATATTCGGAAGATCTACCGATTCATATCAAAAAATTGTATGATTTGACTAATAAATTTGTTTGTGAGTACTGCTCAGTGCCAATTGCCCACAAAAGTAGTTATTGTAGACATTTAAAAAAGTGTAAAGCAAAACAACATTGCTTAGAAAATCGAATCGAACAGTTATCAAGACAAATAGAAGTGCTTCAAACTGTTCCTGTCACAACAATTAATGACAGTCGTCGTAATGGTCACAACATAAATGCCCAGACTGTTCAGAATGCAGAGTCAATTCACAACGGCGATAATGTTCAAAACAATGTTCAGAACAATACAAACAACTATTTATGTGCTTTTGGACAGGAAGACATGTCTCATATCACCCATGAAGAGATGGGAAAGGTCATCGGCATGCGATATGAGGGTCTGATGGAGTTCGCAAAGCTGTTATACAAGAATAAAAGGAACCTTAACGTCTTCATTCCCAACGTTTCCAGGAATGCAGGCATGGTTTTCAAACCTCCCAACTGGGAACTAATGCGAGAAGATGCCATCACAGACGTTGTAGTCCAGAGAGGAGCTGATATGATCAGCGACTACATGGAAGCTCACACACATCTGATCAACGGCAACGATTACTACCTCATGGATAAAGCCCTGACAGACATTCAGAAAGACAAGAAAGAGAATATGAAGCGCAAAACAGATATTAAACATATTATCGAGGATAACACCCATCGCAAACGTGTCTGGGATAACTACAAAGAAGCATCAGACGGCGACCTCATCATTCCACCCGTCGAATTTAATTAGTAGGAGACATGCTGTCAGCGAAACAACTGTGCTGTGTAGCTTGAAACAAGTTTCTTCCCTTAGGATTCCCCCCGCTTATTTTGAGGGGATGGGCCTAGGGACTTGTTGGGCCCGTTGGGCCATCTGGGAGCCTCCTTTCATGGTGAATATGCCCTTTGTATAAGGTTTTATCACTGTCCAAACGATCATGACGACAATTAGAACAGCAATAACTGTCGTGATGTCCCATGCGATCCTGTTAAATGTGACTGGTCGCTTAATTTCATACACCTTTTTAGGATTTAACTCTGGATTTTTAGGATCTTCGGGTACAATTTTGTGAATTAAAGCGAAAGCATTGCTCACAGCGGCCTCGATACTCGTAAAATCGTATTTCGAATAGCCATTATGGGGTCCAACGTTGTAAAGATTCATCACCAGATTCGATTTTTGGTCTACAAAACCAGATTCTGTGAGCACGAAGGCCGTATCTCGGGTCTCCCAGCGCTCTTGATCGTGTTTACCGGCCCTAGTGACCCCGGGAGACATGATCATAGCTGCTGGTGGGGGCAACTTTCCGTAATGATTCTCAAGAATACCTAGCACCGCCATCTTAAGCTCCTCCTCGGTGGCCTGATTGGCTGTCTTACCAAGGCCCGGAAGGACCACATCGGTCTGGCTTATCACTGTTGTGATAACAGTTCGTGATTCAGGCTCTGAAAAGGCGATATAGTCCGACATCACCATAAATCCAACCTTCCAAGGCCCGACTGGGTGTGTCCAGGGCTTCTCGAGGTCCAATTTCTCGTCCCAATGATAGACAATGGGGATATAAACTATGTATCTTGACTCTTTTTCCCATTTTTTAAGCTCTGGAAGGGGTCCAAAAGCGTTTTTTATGTTTGTTGATGCCGAATTTGACAAAACTTGAACAAAATTTTGGGGTGGGATCGCTAAAATATAGTTGTCAGCGCGAATCTGAACAAGATATCCCTCTCGCATCACTGTGGCACTTGTAATAATCCCAGGCTGCCCCTTAGGAGACTCGTTCAGATTGATTATCTCAGTGTCTAACCAGATGTCTACCAGGTCCGTCTGAGCTAGGGCCCTAGCCCAAACCTTGAACAGTCCCTTGTCGTTAGGAAGTCTGGGCTCAAAGTTCTGATAAAACATATGTTGATTCATTAGCTGCGAGAATTGGAATACCGTATATCTGTCTGCACCGGCACCATCTGTCAGACGGCAATAGCTATCCACAATGTCTTGAGTCGGCTCACTAAAGTTGTGTCGGTCCATATAATGCAGCATTGACTCATCTCTTCCATAGTTGTTATTCCAGAACAGTCCCACTTGGATGGCAGCAAGCCAGAACAGGTCTTTTAATGTTCCTGTAGATGTAATGAGTGGGATGGCCTCTGAGCTGAAGCTGTACTTATAAGGTGTAAAGATAGCGTCCCAACTTGTCCCCATCTCTTTCAATATCTGAGTGAAGCTAGAGGAGCCGCCGTAGTAGATCCTAGGTCCGTGTTCAACGAAAAGGTTGTTGACCCTGCGGACTCGGTGACATCCTCCAATCTCTCTTTCACGTTCAATGATCAGACTCTTATAGCCGTACTTGGCGAGGATCCATGCTAAAGTAAGACCTGTAGGTCCGGCACCTACGATTAGATAGTTATAAGACATCTATATACATGCTGCGTATATAGTTGTAGGACTATGGACATGTTATGTAGTTGCAGCGTTTAGTGCTTCAAACCACTCTGTACATGCATCCATCCAGAGATCCACGTTACATGGGACTCCGACTGGGTTCTGGACAGGTTCGACACCCTCAAGTTCGCGAAGAACATGTGAGAAGAGGCCTCTGGCGTTCGTTGTTTCGCGGATCCACTCCATATATTGGTCATATGCGTCCCATGCCTCCTTGGCCGGAACGATATGGAGGGGCTCTCCCGATACTTTAGCAATCTCTTTCATTCCGAGTAGAATGCACTGGCGGTAAGAGTACTCCCCTGTATGATGGATATTTCGTGGGAAGCGAGACTCGTTGCGAAGCTCACACTGCATCTCACCATCCTTGGTAGTCCAGTACTTATGTTCAAAGCAGGCCTTCTCGAACCTTGGGGGTCGAATGAACCATCCTCCTCGCAAGCTGTAGTCGAGGTGATCTGGGTAGCAGTATGTATCAGGCAGATTGCTTAGATCTACTCTGGTTTGCAGTACGAAAGAGACCTGCTTAGTACAGATCTTGTACAGGTACCTGAATATCTCTTCACAGCTTAGTTCACTGTACCTGGAGCAGACGCTTACAGTTCTCTTACCACCCTGTAGATCCGAGAACATCACTTCAACGCCGATCTTCATGAGTGTTTTCGCGATCTGCTTGCGGTGACCTTTGTTGCGTAGAAGCCAGTACACGCTTCGAATGAGTTCATGGAGATCCTTTTTCTCGAACTGCATCTTTGACAGAATGTAGCTGTCGTTTAGGGATGCATGGGTGAGAAACTCGGTCTCGCCAGCAAGATGAATGCCTCTCACAGAGCCCAAAAGAGGGATGTACGAGAGAATCATCTGCTGGAGTTCTGCTGGCAAGACGTTCTTCTGTGCAGTATCAGGGTCTGCATTAGGGTCCATCTTCTTGGGGTGTTGTACCCTAATCAACGATTAGCATGCAAATGTCGTCATTTTTAAAGTAAAATTGATGAGGAAACTGGTTAACAGTATGAATGCCTCACATCCCCCTAATGGATTCCGAAGACTGCCACTGTATTATCAACACGTACGGTCTTTCCGGCAACACCGAAGGGCTCTCCGAGATCCTGAGAATCCATGTACCCACCCATGAGCATCTGGTCTGGAACATACTTTTCTGGGCCTTTGTTATTGAGGACACAGAACTTATTAAGAAGTGTCTTGAGTGGGAAGCGGCCAACTATCTCACGTGGAATGTTAAGAGCCCAAAGAAAGTTTTTGGCTACATGCTTATTGCAGCGATGTATCGAGATGATTTTGAGGCTTTCGAGCGGATTGCATCACGACTGAATGTTGTGGAGCTGTACAACTGTCTTTGTAGGATTCTTGATCACAATTATAGCGCCTACCTACGCCCGTACCCCTTTACGATTCAGATGAAGTATGTGCACTGGTTTCACGAAAGGATTGGTGAGATACCTCCTCTCAACTGGGCATACTGGGCCTACCAGCGTGCACAGGGAATGATGAATGGATCTCTATACGCGGGTGGGGCTAAAACCTTCCATTTTCCGCGCTCTCCCGAACTTATCCAGTGGCTTGAGTCAGTGCACACACCTCTCCAGCTCGAACATAACCCTTGGGATGTTCTTCGGAGTGAGGACAGAACTGATGAGGAGAAAGCAGAAGCTCTCGAAGGAGTTCCAGAGGAGATGATCCATAGTTGGGTGCTCGATGAGCACTGGCCCTCCGGAACTAAGGAGATCATCCAGAAAAGAGTACGGCCTATCACTATCACTATCGATACTGAGTATGAAGATCAATGGGCAACCTTCGTGACTGACCTCTGTCCGTTTGTTGTAGATTATCCTGACTATGACAACCGTCTCTCACGAACCAGGAGCATCAAGGTTACACCTGCTGGGCGCGATGATCTCGTAAGATTTTTCGATGTTGCTGCTCGTGCCGGTGTCACCCCTCTTCCCTACGAGATCCCCGAAGATCCTGACGTGGACTTTGTGATTGAGCTTGAGATCGACCCTGATCTTAGCTGCATGCATGTTTATTGACCTGCGTTTTCTCATAACTCCGCTGGATTCTCGCTATAATTATAGTATGGCCACCCTTTTCAAGATTCATGAAGACGCAGACTGTGAGAAGCTCCTCTATCTAGTGCGTTACCTAAGTGCGCGGGAAAAGATCGATATTCGTCCCAAGTATATCGTTGAGAGAAATTTTCCGGACCTGATAGATGGTGTTGTTCCCAGTCTGATTGTCGACCAAGTCTTGTACCAAGGGCTGGACTCCATCGTAGAATACTACGAAGAGAAGCTAGGCCTTAAAAACCTACTTTATAAATCGGAAGCTTTCCGCAAAAGGTACGCTGACTATCGGGTCAGCGACGACAGTACTCATCGACTTATCGAGTAGCTTTCTTTAACTACTCGGGTAGGTTGGTCACAAAGACGATTATGCTGCGGTCGTCGTGTGGGTATTCTGTCATTTTAGGCGGTTTTTCCAGATCGTAGACGGGTGGCAGTGCAGGCTTCCCGTTACGCTTCCGTCTAATCCACTTTTCGCGAGATCGGGTAGCGTGTGGAAGCATGGCGGTAAGGATCTCAATACGTTCCTCCCACGGGATATTACCGTAGTCTTCTCGGATTTCGTCTAGGATTTCTGCGACATAGCCCGTATCTACGATATCCCAGAGACCATCACTGGCGAGCACCCACCAAACCTCCTCTCCCAGGTAGCTTTGTAGCGGGAGCCGGGCAACGTCGGGTACGGCGCTAACGATCATTTTATCGGGATACGTTCTAGGCTTCTTGCTAAACGGGCTATTCATTTTTTCAGTGTCAAAGTCACCGAAAGAACGTGCAACCGCAAGAACTCCACCGACGCGACCTGCGTAGACTTTGCCACCAGCCTGCTCAACTCTGGCTATCTCTGCTGGATCTGTGGCAGAGTGCAATGGACCTGCAAAAGACACAATGTGACCTCCACTCGCTTCATCGTACTCAAAGCCGTATAATTGGGAATCACCCAAACTAGCGCACAAAAGTTCGCGGCCGTTACGTGCGATCTTTACAGCGGTGCATGTAGAACCGGACCGCCAAGGTTTAAGGGCGTTCATTCCTCTTGGCGGAACCTCTGGATCCTGGTATAGCTGGTGAACCTTGGTATATAGTTCTCGGTCGATCTCGCCAAATATACGGACAAGAGCGTTTTCTTCGCTTTCACCTGCTTTTGTCCACCGTTTTTTCCCTAACTTCTTTCTTAGGAGCTTTTCGGCCTCTTGACCTACTAGTTGTCCCCCGTGGCCGTCTAAAACAGCGAACAGGGGTGGTTCTGCAATAATGCGGTCTTCGTTAAATGCAACCTGTGCCTTGTGCATCTCGTCCTTACGACGCCTCCAGATCTCTGGACGCTTCTTTGGGAGCTGTGTGGATGTCCAAACAAGAGACATAGTACTCTATATCCTATAGCATTACATTTCAAAACCAAAACAGTTTTATAAATCAAACCATTGTCTGGAAGCTTGTATAAGCCTTCTCAAACATCGGGCCTCCAGGACGATACAGAATTGGTTTATACCAGTTCTGGATCACAGAGGCAAAATAACCCAAGTAAGCATCTCTGTTTTTCAAAGCTATTTGGAACCAACCATCAAACGTTTTGATAGAGGTTTTTCTAAACCATCTGATCCTATAAGGTGCCCAATACCCCATTTTAGGAACACTGTTGTTAATATACAGTACTTCTAAGTTTTCAGGGAAGACTACGCCTTCTAGACTAGTCAGTTGATTGTACCTGAGATACAGTTCTTCTAAGTTTTCAGGGAACTGAACACCTTCTAGACTGGTCAATTGATTGTTACTGAGCGCTAGTTTTTCTAAATTTTCAGGGAAGACAATACCTTCTAAACAAGTCAACTGATTGTTACTGAGATACAGTTCTTCTAAGTTTTCAGGGAACCGAGCACCTTCTAGACTGGTTAACCGATTGCCACTGAGATATAGTGCTTTTAAGTTTTCAGGGAACTGAACTCCTTCTAGGCTGGTCAACTGATTGCTACGGAGATACAATCTTTCTAAGTTTTCAGGAACGCCTTCAAGACTGGTCAATCGATTGTAATTGAGAGACAGTGCTTTTAACGTTTCAGGAAAGTCAACGCCTTCTAGACTGGTCAACTGATTGTTACTGAGATACAGTTCTTCTAAGTTTTCAGGGAAGACAACTCCTTCTAGACTAG